GGCAACTAAGAGAACCATACACACGAGCAGCACCCTCCACAAACTGTAGTGTCGATTTCGGGTGCAGATCCTTAATTAACTCTTCAGGGGCACGGTTGTCTCGTGATAGCATGGGAACGCCTGGTTTAATTGTCGGTCCGAATTTATCCATAAGTTTCTTTAGAATAGGTAATTTAACTAGAGTGGCACCAGCTAGGTTCCGCTCGCCGACTACGTGGATGCCAGCTATAAACGGGCCTTGGGGGCTATCAGCCACCAGCGGCGAGCCACACATACCATTAAAAGGTTCAATATCACGAACAGTAGACTGGTAAATTTCAATAGTGGTATCTAATGGAATAGACTTATAAACACGATGGGTTGAACCTGTACAATGAACTTTCTTAATAGAGCCGTCATCCCATCTTACTAGATAATTAGCAAGGACAGAAGTATTAGTATCAATAGGGAAATATTTAGTAATATCAGTTCGGGGTGGCAGGCAATCGAGCTGGAAAACGCATAGATCATTGTCAACATCTCTCTCAATCTTCTTTGCACTCAGGGATGTGTGCACATTCTGGGAGATAGAGACATCAACAGGACCAGATATCACGTGCAGCTCATAGTCATTAGGACCTTCAGGTAAACAATGGTTATTAGTTAAATATAAATTTCCTCCGACCCCTAGGGCGCGAAACTCAGTCATTTTGTTACCGGAGTTACACACAACGCGAATACAGGCGCGGGAGATCAGCTCTTCTTTCTTCTGGAGCTGGCCTCTCGAACCACGCGAGGCTTCAGACAATTCAAGCTTAACGCCAACAGGGTCAAAGGTGGGATAGGGACTAGATCTTGGCTTAGTTTTTACAGTTGGGGCCTTCTCCGTAGCCTGCAGAGATAGCTTATTCCTCATACGAGCAAGGAAGTAGCCGCCTGCAACGGTCGTACCCAGCAGAGCGATGGCGGTAGGCACCAAATAAGATGATGCAACACCACGCCCAGCTGAAACAAACACAGCACGGAGATCCTTACTTCTGGGACCCCAGGGCCACCTGATAATACCAAAGACCTGATTCTTAAATGAACAAAATTTACGGTAAATACAGCTTAGTATCCAAAATGTTGTATATTTAGCAACTAAATTAGGAATAGCCCCGGCCAAATAAGTGCACATAGTTATAATACCTATAGTCTCTACAACTGAAACCTGAGGTAGTGCACAGGAGCAAAGGGCATCAATTTTATTACACTTCTCGCATAAACGGAAAGGAGCGTCATCGGCAAACTTAGAAAGCATCACCTCCTGCTGAGCATAATGTGCTCGGGCATCTTCAGCCACAAAATTTAGAAGTTCCGCAATACTGCCGGTAGCAAATAATAATACGTTCTTATGCATACCGTCCTTAATATGGGACGAATCGGGCTCAACCCTAAATACT